CTCTCGCTGTGAAATCCCCTGTCTTGAACTTAAAGAAGTCCGTCCAGGTTGGTGTTCCGCTTACTTCATCCTGTGTCGTTGCGATAAACAGATCAACATTTACTTCGGAAGGAGCGTTGTCAAAGTCCGTATATGAATCAACATTCCCCGCTCTCGAATCAAGAAAATCCCCGATCTGAAAAGTGTTGAATGTCACATCATGTGTGATCCTGGTAGTGAAGACCTCACCCAAATCAGAACCCGCAAACTCAAACGAACCTTCTTGATCTACCCCAGAACTGTAAGAATCAAAAAATGTCCATGTGTCCAGCAAATCAGTGCGGTCATCAAAATCTGTGATCGACTCAAATTTCAGCAACCCGTCAACAACGTCCAGGCCAATTAATGTTCCTATAAAATCAGGATGAATATTTATGCCTGCTACTGGATTAAGTTTGACTATGTTGGGAACTGTCGTTATTACGAAAGAGGTATCTGTTAAGGATTCGTTGCCAGTTGAATCAACCGCCCTGGCTAAATATGTTCCAGCCAATAATGGGAGTGTCGTGTCTGTGTTATGTCCTGCGACTGCTGCCCCGATATCTGTTGAGCTAGTCCATTGGGCAGACCCATCTGTGATGTTTGAATGCCTGAACCTTATTTTCCCCCCATGTCGAACATCGAGATCGGGATGCAAATCCCAACTGATATTCGCAAGGTTATTTAATGCAACAACTGACAAACCAGAAACGTCAGCAGGGTTCGCAGTCAATCCTAAAATAATCTCATTTGTTAATGTCAGGTAAGGTGACGATGCCCCTAATATATTTATTGCTTTAACCCTGAAGTCGTATGTCCCAGATGCAATGTCATTGAGAAATTGGGATGTCGTACCACCATCAACATCTCCCAACTCTATATAGGTTGAATCAGACGATAGCTTGTATTCGACTCTATAATTTTTAACAAAACTATCAACTGAAGCCGTCCAACTTAAATTAGTCTTGATCTTTAACCCTGAACCGTTAGTAGTTATAAAAAGGGATTCTGTTGAAGTTAAACTTGTTGGTGCAACAACATTAAAAGGATCGGGTAAAACAGTGTTTGGAGCAGGGTCAACAACTGTCTCTTCCCCAGAGTTCCAATCATAAACAGCAGACGCGGTTTCGCGCAGCAACAAATTAATTCCCAGTCTTGGAGAATCAGCATCTCCGCGCTGTGCAAAAGACCACTCCTCTATTGAAAACACTTTGCTTGTCCAACCCATTCGCGCATTGGTCACGCTAACGGTGTCTCCGGCTTGTAAACGCATACCGTTCCGCAAACTGACTGGCATCAGCACTGTTATTTGTTGCCGTACCTTCTCAAGTTCTATCTTCGCAAGTCGTTGTGAAGTTGCTGCCGAGGTTGTGAAAGAAAAATCAAAATCTCTGGCGATAACCTCGCTCTGATCTTCGGTTATATAAGTTGAATTACTTATAACTGGCGCATCAGTTGGTTGGTAAAGATTATTTGGGTCTGTGTAAACACTTCGGGCAGTGTTAAAGATCGCCCTGCGTCCTACTTGTGTTGTTATCTGCAAGCCGCCGTCAATATCATCTTCGTCCAGGGTGATAGTTGGGGTTACATAAGCACCCACATAAATATTCCATTCCCCGCCCTGGTAAACCAACTTGCCAGCGCATGAAGATAAAAGCAGCCTTATGATGTCTTTTGGTTGTTCGCTTGCTTCAAAAGTCCCATTGCATGAATATCGGTTTTCAGTTCCTCCGGCAGATAGTGCTACATTTTCATCGCAAACATTGGCAGCCGTTTGGAATGATGCCTCGTTTATTCTTGCTGCTGGTTCGCCAAGTCCGAAAGAAGTGTTTGTCAAATAATCTCTAACACAAAGGGCTGCATTATTGGAATAGGCTGTACTGGCATCTCTAGGATCATAAACTTTTCGCCCTTGAACTATTGCCGTGACATTGGGCGCACCAGAGGAAAAGGCTTCTAGTTCAAAAGTAAATTGCGTGTATATCTTAGCTCTGCCAGATTGTTTATGGCTCGATGTCCATACTCCTTCCGATCTTGTTTGCAGTGCAGACTGTAAAGCGGAATCTCCTGCCGTTGTACCTAACCCAAAATAAACATCAACATTGTTCGCGAAATTTGTATTTGTGACTGTGTTTGATGAAACACTCGCAGCCTTGTCATTTATATATAATTGGCCAATTGAATTAACTTCATGGCCTGCAATAGTAATCAACTGATGTAGCTTATCGTTGTTATCTGTTGAGCTTAAAAATGATATGATTCCACCAACGCGCATTTCTCCATAAATAACCCTATGCGCCGCAATCGGTTGCCTGATTGATAAAGTCCGATCTTTCGCCCGTTGTAACGAACCACCAAAATCCCTTTTTCTCGGTTTGCTCTGTCCAAATACACTTGAGATTACTGCGGAAACCGCAAACGATGCGATTGCTCCTATAATTCCCGCTGTAACTGCTCCAATAGTGAAGCCTGCAACAACTGCTCCTGTCACGGCAGAAGAGACTGCCGCACCGACTACTGCCGCCGCTGCTCCTGGCATTAGTTAGCCCCCCACAAATAACTATCATTTAATCGAAATTCCACACCTTGCTCCTGGCATTGCTTTTCAATCTGCATAATCCATTCCCGTTTTGCTTTGCGTTTTAGTCCCCATGTTTCCTCGACCACGCCGACCATATCAATGTCCGACAAATCCATGCCGCTGAATGGCCCAAGAATTGGACTCACTGACAAGAACCTAAACTGTGCCGGAATCTTCCGCAAGTAATCCACTCTCCAGGAGTATTCGCCCGACTCAACTGACACTCCCATGAAAATATTCGGGGTCCATTCCAATTCCTTCGACACGCAATATGCCCGCTCAATGCGCTTCGTTAATATCTCAAAACTGTGGTGTCGCGCTTTGTTCATTTCTGCAAATATCCGTTTAAGACTTTCAACTGATACCGATTCATGGAAAAGATCGCTCCCCAATGCGACTGCGTAAACTTTAGGGATCAAGCTATCACTGGGATCATTCAGGTTTTGCATTTGCTCTGTCGTTGTGTAATCCATGCCATTCTTCTTGTAATGCCAAAAAGATGGGCAACTGTCGCATCCTTCAGTGAGCCTTTCGCACCCTGTGACTATTTCCCAGTTTGTCCTCACACTTTCCAAAATCTGAACCCGCTCTCTTTGCTGAAAACTTGCAACCGCCTTGTTCCAGCTATATAAATATCTCCCGACATTCCTATTATTCCAAGTGTCGGCAATTCTTCGTTTATAACCGTTGGGACATTACATAACGCAACATCACCGCGCCCTGCGAAACTCATTGACACTTCATCCATGCCGAACTCTCCAGCTAGGCACTCGGCTGTCTCTTCAAGACCTCCACCCGAAAAGTCTTTCAACAAACTATATGCCCCCGCTTTGTCTGCATATTTATCCCTAAACATATATGCGGAATCATCGCCCGTGATAGCTTCGATCCCGTCACAAGCGAATAAGCAACAGTCATGTTTGCCCCACTTAAACTTCTCATTACTCCTCGACACAATGAATTTTGTAAGAATTGTTTCCCACCCTTCAATGCGAGTCATCAGGCTCTCCCAAAAATAATAACTTTATCCTGCAAGCCTGGAACAAACTCAAAACCTTTATCACCTGAATTTGCGGAATCTGATTTCTGGTCCTCGTCTGTATACCGTCTTATTCTCGCCCGCTCTAAATCAATCAATCTGTTTTCAGCCTGGATGGATATAGTAGAAGTTCCCGCTTGTTCCGTCAGAATAGTCACATCAGAAAACCCAACGAACAACTCATAAGGATCGGCAATCAATGCTCCTGTGCTTGTGTTGAGTAAAGCCATCCAGACTTGACACAATCGCCCTTGCTGTATCTGCCCCAATGCGACTGCTATCAGGTCAGACGGTATGCCAGAAAGCGATAAAGTCACCCCTGTTGCCGTTAAATCTGTTCGCTCACTTTGTGTCGATACACCGCCGAATGTTCCTGTCCCAATATAGGTTTCAGAGTTATAAATTAAATCCCCGATCCCAGACCAAACAAGGACATCCCCCCCTGATGTGTTCACCTTAACCAACATTACAGGGTGAACTTCATCCTGTTGAATAGCAGTATCAAATGCGGCTGTAAGATTTCTTGCCACTAAATAACTCCTATTGCTGAAAATGCAATTCCGTATTTTTGCGCCTGTTGCAAGTCCCAACGCATCTCATTCGATGAAAGCCTGAATAGTCCTTTTGCTGATGCAACTGTCAATGCAGCATTGTCAGCGACCGCAGTGTTGATGCTAGGCCAAATGTCAAAAGTTGCGTTTCCTGATGCGTCTGAATTTGCATCGCTAAGAACTTTGTAAAGTTTAGAACTCGAACTATTCCCCAACTGGAAATAATCCCCGGCTTTAAGGATTCCCGTTTGCGATAACGCCCACCCGTCAGTAATCAAACTGTTTCCTGTTTGCGATGCCCCATTTACAAGTGGTGTTCCAGTTGCGACTCCTCTTGCAGTAGTCCCAAGCGGATCGCCTAAAAGAAATGTTCCCTGCATACCATTGAGCGACAATAGAAACGCAACCCATTCTTCTGATGTAGCTCTGACCATAGGCGGTAATCTTCCTTCAAACTGCCACCATTGTCCTTGGTGTTTTTGTACTTGTTGCGCTCCAGTGAATGGTGATCTTGAAACACCGACAACCGATTTCGCTGTCATACTTGCCGAAGCAAACCCAACATTTGTCGGGTGAGATAGTGGATAACTTATTGCCATTTAACTAAACTCCCATTGCGCTGCTAAATGCTCCGCCTCTTTGCCGCGCATCTGCAACAGCGTGTTTAACTTGTTCCGTTATTTGTGGCATCAAGCCCATAAGCTCTGCCCTGACTGTCCCCTGGACCCCGGTTGTAATATTTAGCGTTACGTTTGTCGTGCTACCACCACCGCCGATCTTATCGTTAGGAATAATAGTTCCACTCGCTCCAGGGGCAAATATTTCCGGTCCACGCTCTCCAACAATTATTGGCTTGGACCCTGAAACGGAACCTCCATCAGCAAAGAAACCTCCGAATATACTCCCAAAGTCAATCGATCCCAGAAAATCGCCAGCCGCTTTTTTAAGTGGGTTAATCGCTGCAACCTTGAAAAGTTCTTGCCCAATATCAAACAACGCCGCAAGAGCAACATTCTTCAGCGAATCAAATGCGTTTTCCCCACGCTGTAGACCCTCAACTAAACCATCGCCCATCCGATCAAAAACCCTCTCAGCTATTCCGCCCACTTGTTCATTAATAGAAATTATCTCTTCTAGATGTTTTTTCTGTGCAATAAAAGCAGTCAACCCTTTTTCCTCCCGCTCTGTCAACTTGCGGCCAAGCCTGTCTTCGAGTTCAAACTGATTCTCAAGCAAAACTGCAATTTCTTCTTTACCCGCTGCTCGTTGTTGAAGAACCTTCAAGTCCTGTTTCATTGATCGGCGAATTGTTTCTTCTAACTTTTTTTGCTTTAATAAATTATCAAACTCTTTCTCTCGTTTCTTTTCCAGAATCCCCAGTAAGTCAAGATCATGCGGATCAACCAGCTTTATGCTCCCTGATGCCGCGGCCCCCGCGCTTCCTATTGGTGCTTTCTTGCTTACTGAAAATGCGCCATCTGCTCCCCCCCCTGGCTTCCCTGCATTTACTGCGACGATAAGTTTTTGCACTTGTTTCAATGCGTTGTCATCAAATATTTTTTCCAGCCCTGGGAACCCTAACAAGTTGGCAAGTTTCATCCCCACTAGGTCAATAGCGAACCCAATAGACCTGACAGTGCGCTCCCATATCGAGAACTTACTATTCGTGGTGAGAATAATATTGTCTCCGTTTTTCAACCCCACAAGGAAATCCGTCAGTGCTTTAGCTGAATCTTGAATAGTTGGTGCGAGTTCCAGAAATGCTTTTGTCAGTTGAACGCTTATAACCTGGGTTGTGATTGAAAGCTGATCGTTCATCGCTTCAGCATTTTCAAGCAAATCTTTATCTATAATCAGCCCAAGTCTATGTGCTTCCTCCCGTGCATTTGCAAACGCATCCGCACCACCCTCGAAAGCCGTTGTAATCAGCTTCCCGGCTCTCCCAAGTGCTGCACTGGATAGGGCCAACTTATCTGACTGGTTTTTTGTCCTGCCAAGCGCACCGAAAAATATATCTAAAGCCTGCGTTGTGTCTTTTGCAGAAACTAATTGTCCCAAAAGTGCTTCGTCAGACTTTTTAAGGAAAGTTGTTAATGCGCCTGTACCAACGCGAGCTTCACCAATTGATTTTGAAAAATTCAATAATCCTTTAGTCAGGACATCGCCCTCAACCCCGGCAAGCCCAAAAGCAAAGCGCATTTCCTGCAAGGCATCAGTTGTCACCCCGATCCGGCCTGACATTTTCCTGATTTCATCGGCTGTGTTCGCAGCATCCTTTGCCATCTTCGTGAACACACCAATGGACGCGACCCCTAACAAGGCAAAGGCCCCTTTTGCACTTAAAAGACTGTCCTTCATCCGCTTCAGCCTGCCCTGAACAGAATTAAAAGCGGTCTTTGTTTTATCTTTTCCGGTTATGTGTAATTGGGCTTCGCTGACTTTCTTAGCCATTATTTGTGTTTCTCATTTTGAATTTTAAAATAAGCTAACCAATGTATAAACTCGGACACGGACATTTCCATCATTTCATTCATCGTTTTCCCTAACTGCTCACCAACAAAGAATCGAGAAAATGTTTCCGTGTCCGCTGTTAGTTTTTTTCCGCATCTTCAACCGTCCCAGAGCTAAACATCTCCGCTATAATCTTTTCTACAGTTCCAAAACTAACATTGTTCAACAGAGCAACTTTGTCATCTAATCCAAACAGCTTTTCTCCCTGCTCGTCTTCCGCTTTCATAATCAACGCATAAACAGCCAGCCGATAAGGTGAATCTTTTGCCCGCCCGTTGATTTTGTCTTGCTCGTCCAGGGACAACGGACTCATGTAGACATCTTGTTCCCATTCTTGAACGTAAAAGTGGACACGTTCCCTGTTGCTGAAATTAGCTTTTATTCTGCTTATTAGTTCTTTGTTGCTTGCCATTTTAGACCTCGCGTTTCACGGTGGTTCCGTTTGGTTAATTAATTAAACAACTGCTGCTGTAAGTGCGCCCGTACCTTTGAGCGAATAACTTGCCTCAACTATTCCATCTGTTGCTGCTGATCTGGAAATACTTGTCACCAGGGCAGTTCCCGAATAGAAAGTGTCACCTGTTACTGCGCCTTCTGGATAAAACTTTAAAGACACGCTTGCCCCAATTGTTAAAGCACTCTGCGCTGTATCGGTTTCATCCCAAAAAACATCAACAGAACCATCCCATTCTTTCGTTCCAGTTTGAAAAGTCTTTGAAGCATCACCGATAGTTGTGTCCTCGATTGTGTTCATTGACTCGCTCACGCTGTAACTCTTAATCTCTGCAACTGCATCCGTCCCAATGTGGACGGTTCCCTCGGAACCCAAATGATTTGCCATCTATTGCCTTTCGGCGGGCATAAAAAAAGCCCACGCTCTGCGCTTTAAGCGCAAAACTAGGGCATCGGGTAATCCGTTGGTTCCTAGATTATTGGTTTATGATTTAGGGCTTCGGCGTGCCGTTGATCCCATCAATCGTGATTAAACTCTCTTCATCCAGTTTTAAATTTTCTGTAACTTCGATCTTTATCTTTTTAGATAAACTCCCTTTGTAAAATGACATTGTGATCGTGCCTGAAAACCTGTTTCGGGTCAATTCACTTAATCTTTCTATCAGTTTTTCCATCGGCTTTCGGTTTTTCCTGTTTTTTGTTAGCTTCTTCCGTCCAACCTTTACCTAAGTAATAGTCCCGATATTCCGGCAAAGCCACAACTGGCTCGCCCCCGCCGGGAGGGTAAACTGTAATCTTTTTATCTGCCATGTTGGTCCTCCGTTAATTTAATACTACGTCTGGTGCGCCCTGTTTGATCCTGTATCGTATAACCCAGAGCATAGACATCCCAAGCACTGGACTGTCTCCCGCGCCTGTTCTATCCTCAACCGTTGCCTCTGATAACCAAATGTCCTTGGCCTTGCTGCCAAGAGTCAGATCGGATTCCAACGCAGCTTGAACCTCTTTCCTGATTGTGAAAAGGCTGTCTTCTGCTGTCGTTTCACTAGCTGACTTTACGATTGCATCAATGGCAACAGTCAACAAATAAAGCTGTGCCTTCTTGCCATCCGTCTGCATTGAAGTCGCTTCTTCTTCCATTACGTCTTCACGCGCATAAATCAATAAAGCCGGGAGCTTCGATTCTGTCATTGTGTGAACGCGAGAACGAAAGACATTCGAGCCTGTAGTTAATAGCCCTGTGCAAGCTGTGACAACCGCACCCAATACCTGTTTTGCAACGTGTTCTGCCATCCTAATCCTTTAAAATAATTGTGGCCTGGTTCCCTGATTCATCTTTGATAATCGGACCAGCAACTCTGAATGTTGTGCCATTAATCAAAAACGTGTCATCCTCAACCGCCGCTGTAACATCTGAATAAGCACAAACAAACATGGAACTCTTCGCTTCAACCTCCACATCACCTATATCTACAAGCTCGGTTTCGTTGTCGAATATCCCTTTGACTGAAGAACTTGTTGCTGCACTCACATCAGTGAAAGTTGCCGTGACAGCAAAGTCTCTGTCGTTAAAGAATGGTCCTAATTTTTCAATAAATGCCATTTACTTTTTCGCTTTTCCAAATATTGGTTTCTTTACTTCTTTTGGCTTTGGCTCAACATTCCCAGGACCAGCAGCTACCGCTCTACCGATTCCATAAAGGAGAAACTGGTCTTCCTCTGAAACTTCCACTATTTCCCCCTCGCCGTAATGCTTGCCACTGATGTGACAGTCTCTCGTTATTTTTACCTTTACCATGTGTTAGCTCCTATTTATTTAAAGGGACAGGGGCCTCTCAGCCCCCGCTTATCCCAGTTTGACTTAGGTTGTAATCATGTCAGAAATTGCTGCGAAACTCTCAGCGTGACGAACTGCAACGTCAACATCTTTGAATACCGTGACACGGGTTGCGCCTGTGCTTGAACCAGTATATGGATCAACCAGAACATCAACTCCACCCCATTCTGCAATAATGACATCGGCAAAGTTCCCAAAGATCATGGCTGAAAGTGCTGACCCTGACCCCTTGGTTAAAGCACTCGGAACATTGTTGGTTTGAGTTACATCGTATCCAAAAAGCTGGTTGCCAGCGTCCATAATATGAATGGAATCGGTCGAAGCAACTTTGAGTGTATTCCGAAGTTTTGCAACTGCTTTGGCTTCGGTTAAAAAGCGCAAGTTACCGAGCAACGCATTATCAACAGAAACCTCTCTGACCAAGTTGACAACGCTGGCCCAAGTTGGAGCCGCGCCGTTGGTTCCAAGTGCAACCGAACCAATACCAGAGGTCTGTAAAATACCAGTAGGCTCGTTTGAACCACCGCCGTTAATACCAACTGCATCGATTGCAGAAGCAACCTGGTTCACCATGTCATTTCTGAAAATGGATTCAGCAGAAGGATCGCTCTGGATCATCAGCTTCCGACTGATGTCTATATATGCGCCAACAGTTTTTGGTGACATTGTGATCTGTCGAACAGTTGGTGCGCCTTCGGTTGGTGCGGCATTCTCAGCCACCCAGTAGGCAGTTGTCTTTGCGTTCAAGGCTGGGATAGCAACATCACCCTGCAAGCCACTCATCATGGTTGCGCCCATTTCAGCTAATACCAAACGTGGACGTAAGGCATCAACGAAGTCCTGTCCCATGTGATCCGTGCCTTTGAGGTTTCCGCCTGCTGTTGCAGAACCAACCGTCAAATCACGTTGTCCCCATGAGATATCATTCGGAACGAAAAAGCCTTTTGGCTCTTTGCCCAAACGCTTGGCAATTTCATCACTAGCTTCACGTTCAAGACCCGCCTTGGTCCAATTACCACTAGCCGCAGCACTGATAGCTCTAAACATAGAGTAAGAACGCTTCTCTTTCACTTCCATGTCCAGGTTATCCGGCGCAGACTGTACTTGTGGTTTTGGAGTAGGAATACTTTCGAGAATAGCTTTTCGCATTTCATCAACGCTTTTGCCGGACTCGATCATCTGTCTTGCGGTATCACCCTGGGAGAACTGCTGCCCGATAGCTGTGATTTCCTGAATACGTTTTACTTCTTGATCCCGTGTTTGACTCTTGATAGCTTCAATGTCAATCTTCGGGGATTCAACGACTTTCGTTTCTTCTGTCATTTTGGTTTCCCTTTTTAAATATTTGATTTCAGTGTTTACGGCTTCACCACTTTTAGATCGCCCGATCCCCACCGTTGCATCAGCCGGAATTGCTACTAAGCTGATTTCCATCGGCTCCCAATCGATTGCTCTGAATGAAGTCTCTCCGTCTTCACCTTCTTCGCGTAGTTTATGAATTTGATACCCAACCGAAACACCGGACCGGATACCATCTTGTATATCTAGGAAAATCTCGTTAGCTCGGTCTGATCTTCCGAATCTGACCTTCGCCCGCGCCATGCGGTCTGAACCAATTTCGACTGCCTCAACTTTGCCCACTAAATCAGTGGGATCGTGATCGACCAATAAAGCACCCGATTCTCTCAAGCGACCAAGCCTGATTGATTCCGGTGAATGGTCTAGTATTTCCGTTCCAAACATCCTTTCCACTGGCTGCTCAGAACTAAATGCAAGTTCAACTGTGCGGTCTTCCTCCCGGATTTCCCCAACTGTCGCTTCCCGGTAAAAGGTTTCTGTTTTAATTGTTTCCATCGTTAAAGTCCTCAATAGGATTCACTGCGTTAATATCAATTCCAACGGCCTCTGCCATATCGCTTTCAGCTTTCAATTGGGCAAATACTTCTTCAATGTCCTTGCCCTTTTCTGCGAGTATGTCTGCCCGTGATTTCGTCCCCATCTGTAACTCTTGCAAGTTCGCCTTCGCATCTTTCAATGGATCAACCCATTCCCATCCACGCGCTTGCCAGTTGGGTTGTGAAAACTTGTCGAACCTTTGCTGCGGTATGTTGCCCAGTTGCCCATTCACAAATGCCAGTCGCAACCATTCCAGGTAAACATCCTGGTGGAAGTGTTCCATTAACCAGCTTTGAACAACCCGCCAATTTTGTCGCTCTTCAAGAACACCTGATCTGATACTTGAAAAG